CAAGTATTTGATGAGATCAGCGGCGCCCATGACACTGACGCATTAGCAGCCGCCATCAAAAGCCGTTACCCAGACCATCGCCTTTATGTGTACCCAGATGCCAGTGGCGGCAACCGCAGCACTAATGCAACCCAAACCGATATTGCCATTCTTGAGAGTTACGGCATGTCCAACCAATCACCACGCGCCAACCCACCGGTGCGCGACCGCGTAGCAGCAGTGCAGGCGCTACTGGAAAACGGCAAAGGCGAGGTGCGCTTACGCATCGCCGCATCATGTGTAAAGCTTATTGAATGCCTAGAACTGCAAAGCTATACAGAACGCGGTGAACCTGATAAAGACCAAGGCTATGATCACATGAACGACGCCATTGGTTATCTCATCTGGCGTGAGTTCAACCCCCTGCACGCTAGAGCAGGCCGTGGCACAGGGGTTCGGATATACTGATGCCATACTGGAGGACCGCCAATGGCTAAGAAAGGAGGCAAGCGGTCTGGCGGCGGCGGCGGTAAGCAACGTAAATACACACGTGACAATAACGGTAGGTTTGCCAGCACCGGCACCGGCGCCACTGCAAGAGGCGGCAGGTTAAAGACAGCAAGCGGCAATAAGCGCAAGACGCAGACCGCTAAAATGACTGGCAGCAAAACAGCCAGTACGATTGCTAAGCCCAAAGGCTTGAAGCCAGGCACGCTTAAGCCGAAGGCTGCGGCAGCCAAGCCCGCAGCGCCCAAGGCATTACGGGTCAGGATGCAAACAACAGCCGCTGGTCCGCGCACTGGCGCTCAATCCGGCGTGAAGCGTCGTACTACGCAAGCCGCAGCTCCTAAAAACACAACAGCTAACCGCACGGGCCAAAGCAAGACACTTAATAAGTTCAACAGCCGTCCAGTTGGAACAATGGTCGCCGGCAAAGGATCAAGGGATGAGCTAGTGCCAAGCACCAAACGTGTTCCGCTTGATATTCAAAGAAAAGTTAGTGACCAAGCATTTGCACGGACGGCAACAAAAGCTGTACGGGCGCAAGCCAAAATTCCTGCTCAACGTGCAGCAAAACAAACAACAGCTCAACGTGCAGCGCGTGCAGTCAGTAATCAAAAGCAAGTGGTTGCCAGCATTCAAGCTAAAGGTGGGCGGCGGCCTACCCCTAGCCGTAAGCAGCGACGTAGCCTTCTCACAGCTGAGGCAGCTAAAAGGTTTTACTCTTCAAATGCCATTGACACGCTTAAGGTAAACGTAAAGAAACCTGGCTTCCGTTTACCCCGCGCCATGCGCTAACCTTATCAAGCCACATCAACCCCAGCATGGCGCAACCACAAGTCACAGCAGTAGGCCGCTTACTGCAGCCGAAACATGGCGAGCCCCGCAAGTATCAATTGATCCAGGTTGACCAGTACGGTGCTAGGATCATTGCGGACCACGTAATCACAACATCAAATGTCACCAGAAACACTTGAAGCGCTGCAGGCTTTGGCCATTGCGATTGAATCCAATCCAGACGACCGCCAAATGCTAAGGATTTATGGGAATCTTCCCACCCACCTAAGCGACATAATCGACGATTTTTTTGAAGTAGAAGAAACCGAAGAGTGATTAGCTGCCCCCGTAACTGGGGGCTTTTGCGTTAAATTGGTATTGACACCATAAGCCGCTGCAATGTATAGCCTGCCGTCTGCATATGATTTCCAAACGGCAAGCAGGCGCGTTGCTGCAGTCAATGATCCCAACGGCGCATGGTACTCACAGCAACCGCATTGGATCCTGATCGAGGATCTCATGCAAGGCACCTACGGGATGCGGCGCAAGCATCGCCGTTACCTACCGCAGGAACCTAGGGAGCAGGATGAGTCCTACGACAACCGCCTAGCGCGTAGTGTGGTCCCGCCGTACTACCAACGCCTTGAACGGATGCTGGCCGGGATGCTAACTCGCAAGCCCGTTCGGTTGAATGATCTGCAAGACGTGATCCAGGAACAATTATTTAATGTAGATTTACAGGGCAACGACCTAAACGTATGGACCTATGAAACCACACGTAAAATGGTCCGTTATGGTCACATCGGCATTTTAGTTGATGCGCCCAAAGACACTGGCCGCCCTTACTGGGTTACATACACGCCACGCGACATCCTAGGCTGGCGCACTGAAGGCAACGACCTAATTCAGCTACGGCTACAAGAAACAATTGTCGTGCCTGATGGTGAGTACGGCGAGAAGACAATCGAGCAGGTGCGGGTGCTAACACCTGGCGCATATGAACTGCATCAGCGTGATGAGAAGAGCAGTTGGAAGATTGTGGATGAAGGCAACACAAGTTTAGATAAGATCCCATTCAGCATTGCATATGCCAACCGCGTTGGCTTTATGGAATCAAGGCCACCATTGGAAGATATTGCAGAGCTAAACCTTAAGACTTATCAAATCCAGTCAGATCTAGATAACCAGCTTCATATCTCAGCGGTGCCGATGCTGGCCTTCTACGGTTTTCCATCAGCGGCGGAAGAGGTATCAGCAGGCCCCGGCGAAGCAATTGCGTTCCCTGCTGAAGGCCGCGCCGAATACATTGAACCAGCAGGCCGTAGCTTTGATTTTCAATTCCGCAGGCTGGAGCAAATCGCATCACAAATCAATGAACTTGGCCTATCAGCCGTGCTAGGCCAGAAGCTATCAGCCGAAACCGCTGCGGCTAAGACCATCGACCGCAGCCAAGGCGACAGCACTATGATGGTGATTGCGCAGAATATGCAAGATATGATCGACAATTGCCTGCAGTTTCATGCTCAATATCTCAACACACCACAGGCCGGTAGCTGCCTAATAAATCGGGATTTCCTTGGCGCAAGGCTTGACCCTGCAGATGTAAGCAGTTTGCTCCAGCTTTATACAGCAGGCACCATCACGCAAGAAACACTGCTGCAACAACTGGCCGATGGCGAAGTGTTGGGCGATGACTTCGACGTGCAGCAGGAGATTGACGCTACGGCAAATGCTGGCCTATGACAACACCATCAGCGCTATATCGCAACGCAATCGACCTAAACCGTTACAGCAACAGTGTTGCCAAGCGTATTGTCAGCGCATATAACGACATCATTATTGATGCTGCAAATCAACTGCGCGTCATAAATGACTTAACGGCACCAGCCAAGGCTGCACGGTTGCGTGGCATCCTTGCGCAGCTTAAAGACTCACTAGCCACATGGGCAGGCGACAGCACGGTCACCACTGCAAGTGAACTGCAAGGCCTAGCTGAATTGCAATCGGAATTTGTCACTGAGCAATTGCGTAAGGTGTTGCCAGCCGGTGCCCGTGATGCAGTAAACACCATTGAGATAAGCCCACAATTTGCGCAGTCTGTTGTTACAACTGATCCAACTCAGTTAAATGTGGTCACCCTAAGCGATGACCTATTTAAGGCAGCTTTTGGCTCACCACAAACCTATAGCCTGACCGCAGCACAAGGCACAGCAATCACGTTGCCCAATGGCGAGGTGGTAAACAAAGCATTTCGCGGTATTGCTGAATCACAGGCCGAGCAGTTTTCGCAGGTGGTACGTAATGGCCTGTTGACAGGCGAGACCACACCAGATGTAGCAAAGCGCTTGATTGGTAGGCTTGAATTTGGCCAGGCAGGCAGCGTTAGGCAAATCGCCCTTGCGGGTGGTCAAGCTACTAAGGCCGCTAACTATCAGGTGATTTCGCTGGTGCGCACCAGCATCAATCAAGTGGCAAACGAGGCAAGCCAACAGGTATATGAGGCCAACCAAGACATCACGCAGAAATATCGTTACGTCGCAACACTTGACACTCGCACAAGTGCCATATGCCGTGCACTTGACGGTCGTGAGTTTGAGTACGGCAAAGGCCCTAAGCCACCGCAGCATTTTGGCTGCCGTTCAACCACAGTGCCGGTCATCAACTATAAGGAGCTTGGCTTTGACGCACCGCCATCAGTTAGCAAAGGCAAACGCGCCAGCATGGATGGGCCAGTGCCTGCAAACACCAGCTACGGTCAATGGCTTAAAGATAAGATGCCAGGCGAGACAGAGGCAGATGTGATTAGACGGCAACAGGAAGTGCTTGGCAGCAAAGCACCCTATTTCCGTAGACTTGCTGACCAGCATGGCGCCCGTGATGCCATCGCAAAGTTAGTCCGTGATGACGGGTCAGAGCTAACCTTGGATGAGTTGCGTGGTCGCTATGGCAAAGCCTAAGGACAAGATCGCCAAGATCATGGGCGAATACAAGCGTGGCACATTAAATACCGGTAAGCCAGGCCCCGGCAAAGGTCCAAAGGTTAAAAGTCGCAAGCAAGCCATCGCAATTGCACTTAGCGAAGCTGGCAAGACCAAGAAGCCCAAGAAGGGCATGAAGTAATGGCTAAGAAGCCCGGCCTTTACGCCAAATGATCACCTATCGCGGTGAGGAATTTGAGGGGTACAACAAACCCAAGCGCACCCCAAACAATCCAAACAAGTCTCATGCCGTGCTTGCCAAAGATGGCGACACCGTTAGGTTGATCCGCTTCGGTCAGCAGGGTGTGTCTGGATCGCCACCGAGACAAGGTGAATCAGCAGCAGATAAAGCCCGCAGAGCTGCATTTAAG